GCTAACGATGACTGTCGTGAGGCTATGTGCTTCCGTAGTATCGACACCTGTAACAGCTTTGCAGCAAAACTAAGACAGAGAGGTTCACCCAGTACCTCTATAAATATCACAGCGTACTGCAAGCCAATACTGGTAGACCCGACTCAGGACGGGGTGAAAATCTACTAATGGCCGCAGAGATCATCGCAGCAGTACAAGTGTGTGCCTCTGCCTACCGCTTTATGAAGACGGCGGTAAACGAGGGTCGGGAACTGGGTGACATGACCAGAGCAATCAGTAAGTTCTGGGATGCCCGTGAAGAGATTAGTGTGATCGAACAGAAAGCCACTAATCCCAGTAAAATAGAAAAGCTGTTTGGTGGTAAGTCGATTGAGGCACAAGCCCTAGAGATTACCCTACATAAGCAGAAAGCAGTTCAGCTAGAGAAAGACCTGAAAGACCTTTTCTATTGGACGGGCAACGCAAACCTTTGGCACGATATGCTCAGGGAGCGGACAAAGTTACGGAATATGCGTATAGCCGAGGCTAAACAAAAAGCCGAGGCCAGAGCAGCAATGATCGACATAAGCATAATAGGCGGTCTTCTGCTTGGAATATTTACGATTGTTATGGTGGTTACTAGCGTGGCGGTAGAGTAATGGAATATCAGTTGTTGTTTAACATAATTATGGCGGTAGCCGGATTCCTTGGTGGGGTGCTGGTCAATCGTGTGTTTGGCACGTTAGATAAGATAAATGACGATCTTAAACAGATACCTGAGAAATATGTTGCCAAGGATGACTACCGTGAGGACATCCGCGAAATCAAAGAAATGCTTGGTGCAATATTCAAAAGATTAGAAGGAAAAGCTGACAAATGAAACTTGATCCCGTACTGCTCAATATGGCCTGTAGCTGGGCTATGAAGGCTTACAATGACAAGAACAAAGACGCTATCAAAATTGAAAGCAAGTGGACATCTACCACAGTATATATAGCGAAACGTAAGTCCATCGATGTCATAGCCTTCAGGGGTACACAGCAGGGCAGGGATTGGTTAACAGATGCTTTTGTAGTACCCGTGCCATACGCGGGTAGACTGTGCCACGGTGGGTTTGCTATGGCCCACAAGTCAGTCTGGAAAGAAGTTAAGAAACACATTGACCCCAAGAAACGCACCCTGATATGCGGCCATAGCCTCGGTGGTGCGCTGGCAGAACTGTCTGCCTCTATGTTGAACGGTAAGCACGACAACATAAACTTGATTACCTTCGGTAAGCCGAACGTGTTTTTCAAGGGCTTCAAGAAGCCAATGACTCTTGATAATCAAATCTCCTGTGTGCAGGGCAGCGATATGGTGGCTAGAATCCCACGCCTTTGCTATGGCCCATCAAGCTCACAGACTATGCTGTACTTCAGCAATACCGGCCCGGACTATATAAACCCCAGCAAAGACACCAGAGTTGCTGACAGGGGTGACCTGAGAGACCGGATAGCTGACCACATGATGGACGGCTACAAGGACAGACTGAAACAGTTCCTAGAGAATCAAGACAAAGAAGACAACGTGAAACCGATTAACAAAGAAGCCAAAAAATTTCTGGAGGCAAGTTAATGAGAATCCTAGCTATCGCACTGCTTTTGACCCTTTCTAGCTGCACATCTGTACAGGGTGTAATCGACAACAAAGAAATCTACTGCTCACAGTTCTACAAAGGCATCCGGGCTGTAGGTCGTTCTGCTCTGTCTGCTACAGCAGGTGTAGTGGTGCCTGATGTCTGTGACACTATCGATGAGATCGTTGCGGAGGAAAACGCCGACGGCGTAGACAAAAGCGATAGCTGATCTTAGGTTAATCATCCAACTGGTGCTGTTATTCAAATGAAACTAGGCGGACTACTTAAATCCCTTGCTCCTACTATAGCTAGTGCAGCGGGTGGCCCTATGGCCGGTATGGCAGTCAAGATGGCTGCCGAGAAACTTGGTGTCCCAGACGCTACAGCAAACGAGATTGAAGACCTTATCGAGCGGCAACCAGAGAAAGCGGTGTTGCTGAAACAAGCTGACAAGGACTTCGCTCACAGGCTGAAAGAGATGGAGATTAACCTAGAGTCATTTAGGGCCGAGGTTGATGACAGGAAAGACGCTAGAGCCAAGTTCTCTGGGGACATTACACCCAAGGTATTCTGCATATTGGCGTTGGTTTTGTACGGTGCCTATGTAATGACCGTAACCATACTGCCTCACGACCAGAACGATGAGACTATTATTTCACTCGTGCTGGGCCAATTATCAGGCATTCTGGGCACCTGTGCGGCCTTTTTCTACGGCGGGTCTAATGGCAAGAAGTAATATGGAAAAACTGTTAGAAATGCTCAGGCGTCACGAGGGTGAGGTCAAAACTAATGGTCGTCATGTGGCCTACAAATGCCCCGAAGGATACTGGACGGTAGGTATTGGGCGTAATGTAGACCCAGAAAACGGCATCGGGCTGTCTGACGAAGAGGTAGATTTCCTCCTAGAAAACGATATTGCCAGAGTAATCAAGGAGTTAGCCGCAGAGTACGCGTGGTTTAACGATCTTGATGATGTCCGAAAAGATGCTATGATTGACATTGCATTTAACCTCGGAGCTACGCGTTTACGTGGCTTTCGACGCGCATTAGCTGCTATGGAAGCAGGTAATTACAAAGATGCTGCTGTAGAGTTTTTGGACTCTAAATGGGCAAAACAAGTTGGTGGCCGTGCTTTGGAGGTAACCGACATGATTGCCAGTGGCGAGTATGCGGAATGAGGTTTAGATGGCTGTCAGAAAACTACAATTCAAACCGGGTGTAAACAGAGAAACCACCCGATACGCCGCCGAAGGTCAGTGGTATGAGACCGACAAGGTGCGCTTCAGACGTGGCCTACCTCAGAAAATAGGTGGATGGGAGCAAGTTTCCTCCAATACTTATCTAGGTGTTGCACGCTCACTGTTCAACTGGGCAACATTATCTGGGCAGAACCTGATTGCTGCTGGCACCAACCTGAAATACTACATTGAGCGGGGTGGGGCTTACTTTGATGTTACCCCTATTAGAGCAACTACAGCAGCGGGCGATGTTACGTTTGCAGCCGTAAACGGCGATGCCACACTTACTGTAACTGATGCCTCTCATGGCGCACTTCAGAACGACTTTGTGACCTTTTCCGGTGCTGTCTCTCTGGGCGGCAACATTACGGCTGATGTGCTCAATCAGGAGTACCAGATAGCCACAATAATTAACGGAAACTCCTACACAATCGAGGCTAAGGACACTAGCGGTAATGAGGTTCTGGCTGACGCATCAGATACAGGCAACGGCGGAGCTTCTGTCGTAGGTGCCTACCAGATCAATACAGGTAACGAAATTGAGGTGCCGTTCTCCGGTTGGGGTGCGGGGCGTTGGGGTAGTGGGACGTGGGGTACAGGTGGTACAACACTGGCTCCTATGCGTATATGGAGTGAATCTAACTTCGGTGAGGACTTGTTCTTTGCCCACCGTGGTGGGGTACCACTGTACTGGGATGCAAGCTCTGGGGTCGGTACACGGGGCGTATACGTCAGTTCCTTGGGTGGGGCATCTGATGTGCCTACCATAACGAATTTAGCGTTCGTATCAGACATATTCCGCTTTGCGTTCTGTTTTGGGGCTAATGATATTGGTAGCTCTACGCTTGACCCAATGCTGATTCGCTGGTCAGACCAAGAAGATGTAGCTAACTGGACACCTGCCGCTACTAACCAAGCAGGTAGTTTGCGTCTATCAGACGGCACAGAGATTGTAGATGCCATCCAAGCCCGACAAGAAATACTAGTTTGGTCAGATGCGGCCCTGTACGGCCTCCAGTATCTGGGTGCTCCAGAGGTATGGGGAGCGCAGCTTCTAGGCGCAAACATCACCATAGCCAGCCCAAATGCGGCTGTGTACTCAAACAACATTGCCTACTGGATGGGCATAAGCACGTTTTATTACTACGACGGTACTGTTAAGACACTGCCTTGTGACGTGCGTAGCTACGTGTTTGATGATTTTAACCAAGATCAAGCAGATCAAGTGGTGTGCGGCTCCAACGAGCAATTTGACGAGATATGGTGGTTTTATTGCTCCGCTGGGGCTACGCAGAATGACCGATACGTGGTGTATAACTACGTCGAAAACGTCTGGTACTACGGTAATTTGGCACGTTCAGCATGGCTAGACTCTGACCTGCGTGATTTCCCTGTGGCTGCTACTTTTGGTAACAAATTGGTTAACCATGAGAAAGGTGTGGATGATAACGAGTCCGGCACACCTACAGCATTCACGGCAAACATCACCTCGGCACAGTTTGATTTGGACGATGGTGACCGGTTCATGCTGATTAACAAGATGCTGCCTGACATGACGTTTGAAGGCTCTACAGCGGATTCTCCTGCGGCTACCATGACTTTGAACCCTTTGGAGAACTCAGGTTCTGGGCGATATGACCCAGCTTCAGTCGGGGGTAACAGCAGCGCAACGGTCACCAGAACGGCTGTGGTGCCTGTAGAAGAGTTTACAGGGCAGGTATTTACACGGGTACGGGGTCGGCAGATGTCGATCAAGATTGAGTCTACAGAGCTAGGAGTAACGTGGAAATTAGGCGCACCTAGGATGGATATGCGGCCTGACGGCAGGAGAGGCTAGTGGCTAACCGCTTGATAAATAAGGTAGAAGCCCCTGCCTTGCCCATACCGCCAACGGGAACTCCACTGCGAAGATATTTAGATGACCTAAATAATATTTTACGTTTGTTTTTCAATAGGTTAGCAAACAATGTAAACTTGTTAACCGGTGAGTATGGCGGTCAGTTTATAGAAAAGCCTAACGGGTTGTTCTTCTCCACTACAGACCAGCCGATAGCAGCAATAAACACAGCTCAGGTAATTAGTTTTGAAAACACCTATTTGAGCGAAGCAATAACGATAAACGGCGGTTCTAACAGCCAGATTACAGCAACATATTCTGGTATTTATAACTTCCAGTTTGTAGCCCAAGCAGCTAGTGGGTCAGCCTCGTCCAAGAACGTGTATGTATGGATCAGGCGAAACGGCACGGATATAGGCTATTCGGCCAGACATTTGGTTTTACAAGGCTCCAACGACAGTAATGATATTGCGTGGGCTTTTAATATTGACTTACAGGCAGGGCAGTACATAGAGATGATGTGGTCAGCTGACGACATAAATACAAGGCTGGATACTGAGGCTGCGGCGGCACCTCACCCCGGCGAACCCTCTGCTATTCTAACAGCAACTTTTGTCTCAACATTGCCTGAGACACTACCGACACCTCCGTAGGTGAGTATGAAGCAGAAAGTAAAAAAGTTTGACGGTGGCGGTAGCATTCTTGATGACGCTTTTGCTTATGCCGATATGTTAAATGCTATGGGTATGGGAGATACCTCCCAAGCTGCGTTTGAACAAGCTGCTCAGGCTGATGTAGACAGTAATTGGTTCTCTGATTTTGCCGAAAGTCTCTTGCCGGGAGATATGACCTACGACGATTTGGCTCAGTATGCCGAATATGGAGGGGAAATAACAAAAGGACTAGGAGCAGGTGTTACCCAAATGGGCGCAGGCGTGCTCACCGGACTAGCAGAACTACTGCCCGAAGAGTATGAGGAGTCTGTACAAACTGGAATAGGTGATTTTGCAGAACAAATAATTGCCGATTATTTAGCACCGGGTGAAGGGTATGAAGACAGCGCATTGCGAACCTACAGTGAAGCCGTCGGAAGCACATTACCGTACCTGATACCCGGTGGTGCTCTTGTTAGGGGAGCACAAGTTACCGCTGGTATGGCTGGACAAGCAGGAGAAGCTGCTACTCGTGCTATTGAAGCAGGAGCAACTCCAGAACAAAAAGATCAAGCTACTGCACTAGCATCCGTCATGGGTGCATTTGAAACAGTACTGGGGCCGGGAAAGGCTATAGACAAACTAATACCCGGACAAGCAGGTCAAGAGTTTGTAACCGATATTGCAGAAGTAGTAACAAACAATATTTTAAACAAAGGGGCAAAAGTAACCGCTGCTACTATTGCTGAAGGTTTAGAAGAAGCAGGACAAGAAGCTGGACAAAACGCTATACAGAAGTACATATATGATCCAACACAAGAGCTTGGCGAAGGCGTTTTTGAAAGCGCTGAAGTAGGTGCTGGTGCAGGGGCAATAGTACAAACTGCTATAGAACTTCTTACTCCCGGAAAAACGCGCTCCGCTGCTTATATACCTGCGAGTGACACAACTGCTGTAAGTGATGCAGAACAAATAACGGATCAAACTGAAACCGGAGTAACTATAGAAGGAGAAACCACTGTACCTGACTCTGCGCTACTTACAGGCACGGTAATCTCTGAACAAGATGCGGCTACTTCAGGTCAACCTCTCCTAACCGACGGTCAAGCAATATATGATCAGAACGGACGCCGCATAACACCGACCGAAGGTAAGATTTATACTTTTTACGAAGACGGTAGTGTTGCAGTTCGAGATGCAGCTACAGGTAAACTAACGGAAGCTGACCTAGATGACACTACTACTGTAAAACAAGTAAATGCTGTTGGTGGCGGGGATACAATATATAACTCTATTTTAGACGGTACCACTAATATAGAGACTGTAAATGAGGCTGTTGGTAAAGGCACAGTAGAAGGATGGTTAGCTAATAACGATCCAGATTTGTTAAACAACGAAGCTATTGTAGGGACAACTTACCAAGACGATTTAGATGAAACCTCTATTGAAGATTTAGTTAAAGGTGATCTAAATGCTCAAATACAAAACGGTACTTTGAGTGCGGACACTTCTCTGGAAACAGTAGATGATTTATTGGCTAACTTGCCCAATGTATCTGATCATACAGCCCAACGTATATTTGAGCATGGAGACGCAAATAGTGTTCGTCTCATAGTAGATGAATTAGATACAGAGTCACTTCAAAACATATTGGATTCAGTAACTTGGCAAACTATTTCCGGTTTAGAGACTATTTTTGATGAGTTAGACGACGATGATCAAAATAAACTTCTTGATGCGGTAAGCACTCACACCGATGCTCAAAACGAAACTACACAAACAGCTATAGCAAACGCTAGACCCAGCCCAACAGTTACAGTTACACCGACAGTTACAATAACACCGACAGTTACGGTTACACCAACTCCGACAGTTACGGTTACACCAACAGTTACGGTTACACCGAGTCCAACTCCAACACCAACAACTGACCCAACTATTGGGGTTACACCAACAGTTACGGTTACACCGACAGTTACGGTTACACCAACAGTTACGGTTACACCAACAGTTACGGTTACACCGAGTCCAACTCCAACACCAACAACTGATCCGACTGTTACGGTTACACCGACAGTTACACCGACAGTTACACCGACAGTTACACCGACAGTTACACCGACAGTTACGGTTACACCGACAGTTACACCGACAGTTACACCGACAGTTACGGTTACACCGACAGTTACGGTTACACCAACAGTTACGGTTACACCGACAGTTACGGTTACACCAACAGT